ATTAAACGCATGGGTTCTCGTATAGTAGCATCTATTGCTTCACTTACTGCTTTTCCATTTGGTAAGTTACGGAAATCATGTGTGTAGTCTTTTTCAATGAAAAAATTGATATCACCTGAATTGATTTCGTTACTATAAGGCTCCCAAATATATTTTTTCCAAAGTTTGATAATAATAGTAGGATTGGCTTTCTTCAAATTGATCATCATCTCCATTGATTCTTTTATATGTGGATTGTCGGGGAAAATTACTACAATATCGTCTAAAAACTCGAAAAATTGTTTATTAAAGGCTTTTAATACGATAGAATTTGTACTGCTCATTATTTTGTTTGTTTTTTACGTTGTTAGCTAAAAGTAAAGAAATTTGTATATATAGGTTTTTGTAAAAATAAATTATGGTTTTGACGATAATAAATGGAATACATGTCCAGGTTCCAAATCTTCTAAATATTTACGTACTACTGGTTTTCGAACAATGGTCTTCGTTTCTTCTTGTAATGATGGAACGTAGATAGTATGATGTATTTGTTGTATGTGATAAAATAATTTTTTCTCAATTGGATCCCTTTGTTTTAAAATAAAATAATCCACATAACATTGATGCAATTTGGTCACAAATGTATCGTACAATTCATGAAACTTCCAAAACATATCTTTATACTGGGGAAAATGTGTCAAGAAATTGTCTATTTTATTCACTTTTTTCAAGGTCAAATATTGAAACATCAGATTGGGATGCGTACCGCGCAATTTCTGTAATGTTTCATAATTCGGGTTAATATGAATAAATCGATCACCGGTAGATTCTTGCTGAATGACCACTCCCATAAAAGACGATGGTGTTGCTGTTTTGACTAAATCATTTATTATACTGTCATATGTTGCGACATTTCCCTTTTCACCCGGAAAAATGGTTGGAAACCTGATATTGGTATTAGATTGATCCACTTCAAATATTGGTTTGTATTCTTTTGCAGGTACAAAACGGATTTGGTTCTCAATATCATTGAAATTCAATTCAAATGCACCAATCATATACAAAGTAGGTTGCTCATGTGTCTGTACCATATGATTCTCGGGATGTTGTAGTATGCAATGATAACAGTAATTCTTATCAAACATGTCTAAAGCACACCACTCTTCTAATGATGATACACCAACCGCCTCACATAACATTTCGCGATATGTTTTTGCTACTTTTGCTGGAGTACGGTAATACGTATAATGACCACCAACCGAGTTTCGAGTACTGATATCCCATTTTTCTGTACGAGGATCGTAAAAAAATTGGACAAATACTCCTTCTACTAATTCACTTATTTGTACGGTATTCGTATTGAATAATGTTGTACCAAATAAAGCTTTGAACTTATCGAATGTAATGGATTGCGATGGACCAATACCCATTACTCGTCTTGTTTCGGGATTTAATATGACGGCATTGTACAGACCACGTACATTGTCATTATTGGCGATCATATTCGTATCATAATTCAATATAGTATAATCCTGTTTGGTATCTACAGTAGTCACTTTTTTAGTAAGGATCGTTTGTAATTGGTCTATTGTTTTTTCGCTTGTATCTAATGTAAAAGTAGTAGCCATTTTGGAGAACATATACACTAGTGTGTAAAAATCAGTTTATATTTGTTTTTTGTAAAATTTGTTTAAAATTGAAAATAAATACTAATCTTACTTATGGTGCAATTAATACTATATATAGTACCCCCTGTTTTTGTGACAAAGTAAATCATCCTTGTGAAAAAACAATAAACCTTTTTGTTAAGTGAGTATTGAGAGAGAAAAAATAAGCGCATTCAACAATATGTCATCGAATAGTTCTACTACAATAACTAACCGTGTTGTCGATGCAACAGCCGCTGGTGCTACCGCAGATATCGACGATACTTCAACCATTATTACATGTACTACTACAGAGACAATTGAAGAAAAACCTAAAAAATCCAAAAAAACAACAACTACAAAAAGACAATACAAAAGGAAAACTCCTGCTACTACTACTGTAGAAGTACCAACCAGTAATAATGGTGTTCAGCAAGTAGATATACGTACTTTAATGGAAGCATGTAAAACGAATTCAATCGAAAACTCGATTGGACAACTCGAAGATAAAGAGGAATATAAACCATTATTGGAGCATTTAGGGGATTATATTAACGAACCATTTGATGTACTAGAATCATACTTTTCAGGAAAACAACTGGAACGATTGACAAGACATCAATTGGAGTCTTATAATAATTTCGTGAATTATCAAATGCAACGTACAATTGAAATGTTTAATCCTATTACTATCAAATCAGTCAATGATTATGATGAAAGGACAGATACATTCGGGTTGGAAGTGCAAATCAGTTTGAAAAATTTACGATTTCAACATCCCCAAATACATGAAAATAATGGTGCTACAAAAACGATGATGCCGCAAGAGGCTCGATTGCGTAATTTTACTTATTCCTCCATCTCTACTGTAGATTTACATATAAAATATATTATTCAAAACGATGACGGTGAAATCCGTACAAAAGAAAAAGTATTGCAAAATATTAAATTATGCAGTCTTCCTGTAATGTTGAAATCGTCGATTTGTATATTAAGTCAGTACAAGCACGTATCCAACGTATTAACCGGTGAATGTGAAATGGACTGTGGTGGATACTTTATTATTAAAGGATCGGAGAAAACTATCTTATGTCAAGAAAGAGCAGCGGAAAATAGGATTTATGTATTTAGCGGCAAAAACACGCCCAAATGGGATTGGGTCGCTGAATTCAAATCTGTACCTGACTCAAAATGCATTTCGCCTAAACAAGTGGAACTCATGGTATCGTCTAAAACGAACATTTACGGACACGGTATCTATGTTACAATCCCTCGTATGAAACAAAAACGTTTTATAGAACTGTTCGTATTATTTCGTGCATTAGGTGTAATTAGTGACAAACGTATATGCGAATATATATTGTTAAACGTAGATGACCCAAAAAATGAAGATCTGCTCTTGTTTTTGGAGGCATCCATTGAAGATGCGAAACCGTTATTGAGATCGAAAGATACCATTCAAGAAGACGCATTTGAACATGTCATGTCAATGATTGCATACAACCCTTATCAAGTTGAAAAAGGTCCTGCACCAATGAAAAAAACGCAATATACACTTGAGCTTTTCCAGAACGATTTCTTCCCACATTGCAAAACCATGGAACAAAAATTATATTTGTTGGGTTTTATGGCTAGACGATTAATCTGTACAGCATTAGGATATAACCCACCAGATGACCGTGATTCATACTTGAATAAACGCATTGAAATGAGTGGATCATTATTGAATAATTTGTTCCGTAACCATTACATTCGGTTTGTAAAGGATATTGAAAAACAAGTTGTACGGGAAATTAATCTAGGTGCATGGAAGTCGAATGAAGATTATGAAAATATTATCAATATGACTAATATTTACAAAATCATAAAACCGGCTACTATTGAAAATGGATTAAATCGTGCTTTATCTACAGGTGATTTTAGTGTAAGACAATCCAATAGTAGTAGTAAAGTAGGTGTTGCTCAAGTTTTGAACAGATTGACGTATTTGGGTACATTGAGTCATTTACGAAGGGTAAATACTCCATTAGAAAAAAGTGGAGAATTAGTCGCTCCACGTAAGCTTCACAATACGACCTTCGGTTTCTTGTGTCCTGTTGAGACTCCGGAGGGTCAGTCAATCGGTATAGTGAAAAATATTTCGTTTATGACTCATATGACTATTCCTACCAGTAGTGTAATATTGTATGAGATAGTAAATGAGTATATTTTACGGGTTGAAGATGTTCAAAGTCCAACGGAATTGTATGATATGGTGAAAGTGTTTATCAACGGTACATGGGTCGGGGTTGCAAAAGACCCAATCGTCTTGTACAAAGACCTAAAAAAAAAGAAACACAAGGGTATTATCAACATTTATACTTCTATTGTATTTGATTACCAAAGAATGATCATTCGTATTTGTAACGATGGTGGTAGAATGACTAGACCAGTATTTAGGGTTGAAAATAACGGTGTTTTAATTACAAAAGAAATCATTGATAAGTTGAAGTCGAAGGAATTGGTTTGGAATGATTTATTGACTGATTGTAAAATTGAAGACTCGGTCATTGAGTACATTGACCCGGAAGAACAAAATCATTCAATGATCGCAATGAAATTTAGAGGTGATTATATACGGTCATTAAAACACCATAGTTACATACAATACGATTTCTGTGAAATTCATCCATGTACATTATTAGGTGTATTGGCTTCATGTGTTCCGTTTCCCGATTGTAACCAAGCGCCTCGTAATACATACCAATGCGCTATGGCTAAGCAAGCAATCGGTATTAGTGCGACCAATTACGATAAGCGTATGGATAAAACAACCTATGCACTTAGTAATCCAGGTCGCCCATTGGTGGATACACGTATAATGGATTTCCTAGGATTAAACCGTATTCCATCTGGTTGTCAGATCCATGTAGCTATTATGTCTTATACTGGTTATAATCAAGAAGATAGTGTATTGATTAATAAATCGGCAATAGATCGAGGATTATTTGCTGCTACTATTTATCATACTGAAAAGGATGAAGATAAAAATGTAATCCGTGATGAAATCATTCGAAGCAAGCCGGATCCAATGAAGACAAAATCGATTAAACACGGTAATTATAACAAAATCAATCAACATGGTTTCATTAACGAAAATACGGAAATCGAAAACCGAGACATTATTATCTCTAAATATGTTCCAATTAAGGAAAACCGTAATGATCCTACTAAAGTAATTAAGTACGAGGATCAAAGTAAGAGTTTCCGTACCACAGAAGAAACATATGTAGATAAGAATTATACCGGTAGAAATGGGGAAGGATGCAATTTCGCAAAATCCCGAGTCCGTATTTACAGGAAACCCGTTATTGGTGATAAGTTTTGTATAAAAGATACTTCTTATATAATGACTGATAAAGGGTGGATCATGTTTCGTTATTTAGATATTACTACACATAAAGTAGCTACATTGGTAAATGGCGAAATATTGGAATATAGAGATGCATCGCAAAAATACGAATTCGATTGTGACGAAGATGATTTGTACTGGATAGAGAACAAGCACGTGAAAATTGTTTGTACTTCTGAACATCGTATGTATGTTAAAAAAAAGAAAGCGGACCAATATACATTTGAAATGGCGAAAAATATTATTGGAGAAGAAGTGTCTTATAAAAAGAACGCCATAAATGCGAAAAGCGATTCAAACACGATTCGATGTGGTGAAACAGAATATGACGCCAACTCATTGCTTGTACTACTTGGTTCTTATATTAAGTCAGGTAAGACGATTATATACGATGGAAATCTTAGGATTTGCTTTTCAAATCAACCAAGAGACAATGCATTGAGCGTAATGAAACACTTGGGTTTGTTAAATATTATGTATCAACAAACAATCGATGGAATTATAGTTGGAGGTGATCTGTACAAAGATTTACTCATGTACTTTACATCAATGGAAAACAAACGATTTGTGCCTGAAATATGGTCACTTTCGCAAAAGCAAAGCCGTTTGTTATTGGAGTCCATTATCGATTCTATTACATATACCTTTATTACATCAAGTCATGTCTTAGCTGAAGAATTACAAAGATTGGCTTTCCATTCTGGGTGGTCAGCAAGGTTAAATCTGATCTCCTTGAACAAGTTAATCGAAGTTCAAGTTTCTTCTACTCATAACCAACCTAAGGTTAATGATAGAAATATGTTCGGTTGTAAAAAGAAATGCATAGAAGACTATGAAATCTATACAGGTAAAGTAGGTTGTATCGAAGTTCCAGAGACACATTTGTTCTACTATAAGGATTCGCGTTATGCGCCTCCAGTATGGACTGGTAATTCGTCTAGACACGGACAAAAAGGTACTGTAGGAAACATTATACCAGAATGTGACATGCCTTTTACAAAAGATGGACTAAAGCCCGATTTGATTATCAACCCTCATGCTATTCCATCTCGTATGACGATTGCTCATTTAAAAGAAACATTACTAGGTAAGATATTAGTAGAATTAGGGATGTATGGTGATGGTACGAGTTTCGGAAATCTGGATGTCTATTCAATCGCCAATGAGTTGCAAAACTGTGGCTTTGAAAGTTATGGAAATGAGATCTTGTACGATGGACAAACTGGACGGCAATTGGAAACAAGTATCTTTATTGGTCCTGTGTTTTACCAACGATTAAAACATATGGTAAATGATAAGGAACATAGTCGTTCAATCGGTCCAGTTGTCAATTTAACAAGACAGCCAGCGGAAGGAAGGAGTCGTGATGGTGGGTTCCGTATAGGAGAAATGGAAAGAGACGTAATGATTGCTCACGGAATGTCTAAATTCTGTAGAGAACGTATGTATGATGTTGCAGATAAATACGGACTCCATGTATGCAAAAAGTGCGGTATGATGGCTACTTTCAATAACGGAGACAAAGGACCTCTACGAGGAAAACAAGGTTTTACGGTACATAGATGCAATACTTGCGATAATGTAACTGACTTTTCCTACATTGAAGTCCCTTATGCGTTCAAACTAATGGCGCAAGAACTCCAAACCATTAATGTTGTACCCAGAATTATTACAACATAAAAATACAAAAATGTTCATCCATACCATGCATAAATCAAAATACGTTGTCAATTGTGTATTATTTTATTATTTTAATATATTTAATTAGTGGTCATTTACCACCTTTTTTTATGAATAGATCTTACACAATTCATCTTGTTCAGGGTGAGTATTCAAAATGTACCACTTTTTTTTCTTGGGATCCCATTTTCCGCCTTTATTCTTAATTACATCTTTTTTACTGTACGGTACCTGTAAGTAAATACGATTATCTTGTACGGGCTTTAACGACGGGGTTATACCAATGGCTTCGTTGGCTAAACGATCTGCATTTTCATTACCAATTGAATGACAATCGGTTCGGTTTGTATGTGCTTTAATATGCATAATCTTCCATTGAGACAAACTCTCATATTTCTTGTACAGTTGATATGTTTCTTGTACAATGGATTTATTGGGTATATCCGTACTCCAATTCGCACGTGCGCACTTGTCTCCGTAAGATGTCATACATAAAATGCAATAATTCGAGTCCGTTACAAATACAACTTTCAAGGACGGATCGTCAATTGTATTAGGCTCTATTATTTTCATAGCGTGTAATAATGCACTTAATTCACCAGTATTATTGGATTGTTTTCCTTCTACACGTCTAGAAACATTTCTAGGATCATTTGGACCAAAATATATGCCCATACCAGCTTTTGCACGAGCAGTACCATTGTTAATACACGATCCATCTGTATAAATATAAACGATATTGGACTTCACTTGTTCTTGTATGGGTTCTACCGCCTTCGGCGGTACCGGGTTTCCAAAAAATGAATTGATCGATCTTTGAGTAGGTCCTTTCATTGTTAATGACTTTAATATAAGAGGTAAAAAAATAAATATACAATAGTTCAATATTCTATATTTTCTACTAATTTTACTTTAATATTGATTTAAGCAACCATTTTCAATTTAATGGGTCCATGATGTTGATAATCTTCAATAAGGAAATCTTCCATCGTATAATCGCTAATATTTTCCCTTTTATTCAGTATAGTCAATTTAGGAAATGGTTTTGGATCACGTTTTACTTGTTCTTGTAGTGGTTCAATATGTTCTTCATAAATATGACAGTTATTCATATAATGTACAAATTCATATGGCTCTAAATCACAATGTTTAGCAATCAAGCAAGTTAAAAACGCGTATGATGCAATATTAAAGGGAACGCCACAACCGCAATCCGCCGAACGTTGCATCATTGCACAACTCAATTTATTACCATCTGTAACATTGAATTGGAAAATGACATGACACGGAGGAAGACAACCTCCGTCTAATTGCTCTGGATTCCAAGCTGTTACTACCATACGTCGTGATGTTCTTTGTGTAGGGTCTTTGAGCATATTGATTACATTTTGTAATTGATCGATACCTTTACCGGTATAATCTTTATCACAACCTTCGTATTTAGCGTTGTAAAATCTCCAACTGAATCCGTACAAAGAACCTATATCATTTTCGGGATAATGTGTTAATCCACGTGAGTCCAAAAATTCACGGGTTGTATTTCCATCCCAAATATGCACACCTTGTTCATTTAAATGAGTATTATTGGTATCTCCCTTAATAAACCACAATAATTCCTTTAAACATGTTTTGTATGCCATTTTTTTAGTAGTAAGTATAGGGATTATATTGTCTTCCAAAGAAAAAAAGAGTGCTGAACCGAAAGCCGTTTTTACACGACCATTACGACCATTTTCCCATGTTCCTTCTTGTAAAATATCGTTCAATAAATTCAAATATTGGTTTTCGGGATGTGCTGGTAATGATGGATCGCGGTTCTTATACTCATTTATTTCTACTGTATTCCGTAACATGATTTATTTACAAAAATAAGGGATGTGTATATAAGTACTTTTTATTTATTTTTTATATTCTTTTACATAATTAGACATTTTTTTGTTATACAAATAGACGTTTATTCCTCCTCATGATCATAACTATGATAAGTATCAAAGTGATTCATACGAAGACAATATCGACTAAGAGTCTTTTCATGAATAGATAATAAAGCCTTTTCTGTATCTGAATTGCATTTATCCGCATATAAACTATGACTATAATCAGTACTAATATGATACATATAGGCAGCTAGTAATTTTTCATAGGGAATCTTTTTTTTATTGATCATGGTAAATAATTCCATTAAATCATCTTTGTTTTCTTGGATCCTTTGTTGGTCGCACTGATAATTCAAAGAATTATTGTGATACATTATGTCTAATGGTAATACATCATCATCTTCATGTACATATTCTTCAGCAACTTCGTCATCGCATTTTTGCATGAGCCATCGAAATGGTGCCAATATATAATCTTCGTTAGTGATATCTAAAAATCGCGATTCTAAACTCGGTATTTGTGGATCTGTTTCTTCACCATCATCTATACTTCCATATTCACTACCTGATTCAAACCGTCCATAATCTTCATACTCATCGAAAACTCTACTAGTATAATCATTAAATGGATTGGATGACGTAGTAGTATTAAGCACTCCTTCTTCTGTATTAGATGAATCGACTAAACTATGACGACAATATGGACAATTGTATCCATTTATGGAAGTATGTTTTAAGAAACAATTTGTATGAAAACTATGTTTGCATTCGGTTTGTAATACATTGGTACCATTCATACAAAGTGGTTCATAACATATGGGGCAAGAATTTTCTTCGCTTGACATGATTAATGCGGTTTGATTATTAATAAATAATAAATTACAAAAGTAACTATATATTGTATTGATTTAATCATATTCGGATTTTTTCAATTTTACCATATTTTTAATAATTATAGTAAAAAACTAATAAATAGTAATATACCCTTATTGTTAAAGAAATACCATTTACTTATAATTCTCTATAAAATGAACAAAATAGGCTGTTTTATTCATAGTACAACATTAGATATATGGAAAGACGAAAAATTAATCGATTTGTTGAATTATCTTATTAATAGCCCTTTTATTTATTGTCTCGATTTCATTTATGTCAATAATACAGGAAAACCATTAAACGTAAAACTAATAGAATCGATGCATTCTAAAATTAAAGTCATCAATTATGATTATGATCCCAGTATTTTCGAAATACCAACCATACGAGTAATGCATTCATTTGCATCTATGAATCCAGGCTATAAATTACTATATCTGCATACAAAGGGGATATCACGACCTAAGGAATGTGAAACCCGTCCTACTATTATTAGTTGGATCAATTATATGTTATATTGTACAGTACGACAATACGAACATTGTCTTCGATTATTGGATATTTACGATACAGTAGGATGTAATGAAATGAGTCGTTATACACCGGAAAATCCACCTCATTATTCGGGTAACTTTTGGTGGACTACAAGTGAATACTTGGCATCATTGACTGTCAGTCATTTGAAAACTAAATGGGATCCGGAATTTTTCATAATAGGCTCTCGTCAAGATTGTATTAATTACTACAATGTATATACACTGTACAATATGTATGAAACAGAATACAAAGAAGGGCATTATGATAAATGTATAGAAAATCGCTTTACACGAGAAATATTGTACTGTAAATTAGATGGCTTTGATATTGTTTCGTTTATGCCTCTATTATGTGCGATTATAATGGGAAAACAATTTCCAGGACATTGTGTTATAATATTACACGATGATATTGTAAATACAGAATCGAAATTGATTGGAAAAGCAAAAGATGTCTTTAATATTAGTAAAATGAATGAATTGTTACTCGAATGGGACGTTACAGTAATAGTAAAATCAGACGTAAATATGTATATAACCAAGGCTACTTGGGGTATGCATGGAGAATCGACAATTGATATTACCAAACATGTACTAGCACATTATGCACGTAAAAATTACTTCGAAATACCAATGGGTAATAATATGAACGAATATTTAGAATCAGACCCTTTGGAAAATAAACGCAAACATTTGTACTTTGAATATACAATAAATAATTACACATTAAACGGTTATTTCGACGAGGTCATGAATTTATATCGTTTAAATTACGCAAAGCTCGATTTTGAGAATTATACTCATATAGATTGGATATCGTCAATAAATACACCGTTTAAGCATTATAAATTGACAAAATGGTTACCATTCGCTCTTAGTAAATTAGCAGTTAATATAAAATATAAAGATTATATTTTCAAATTTCAAAAACAATTTTTGTAATTATTTTCTCTAGTAATTTCATAATAAAATAGACTTGAATAATATATTATGAGTTTAGAGGGAGGTGTATTTAACTCAATGGAAGCATCCACTTCAAGAAAAACATTTTTCAATCATGTATTTTCTACAACAGAAGAAGGAAAAGCCGAAGTCATTAATGTACTACAGTATTCATTACTTGGTGTAGTTCCGATTGTCATTTTAAATAAAACAATTCAACGCTTCATTCCAGAAGCTGATTCTGATAAATCAACTTTAGAAATATTTGTAGAAATATTAATTCAATTGATTATTATGTTTGTAGGTATTGTCATTATTCATAGAATTATAACGTATATCCCTACTTATAGTGAATTCAAATACGAAAGTCTTTCTTTGACCAATGTTATTTTAGCATTTTTGGTTGTCGTTCTTAGTATTCAAACCAAATTGGGTATTAAAGTCAATATACTAATAGATAGACTGCAAGAACTTTGGTCCGGTAATACCAGTAGTGTAGCAGCACCTGTACAAAAACATAGAGCTGTTGCATCTGTCGCACAATCTAATCATGTACCTAGTCAAGGAGATCATTTAGGCACATCTCAAGATGTATTTCCACCAGCTCCTATGACCACTACACAAGCAAACCCTACATATGATACTATGATGAGAGGAAACCCTGCCGCAAATACACCAAGTATGATCATGGAACCCATGGCTGCGAATACATTTGGAAACTTTTCCAGTTTTTAAGCATTTGATATTACACCGTAATCAGTTTTAGTAACACATTTTTATAGTTTCAGTATAAATATGTGTTTTTTTTCTAGGGAATATCATTCGGATTTTGCGTTGTCATATTATTGGAGTCGCCAAAAATCGAATGAACCATTTCAAATCTATGTAAAGACTTTTGAGTTGCATTCGGGTCATGCAAACCTGAAAATAAATAATCGGTTTGGGGAGACACCTCGTTTTTTTTGATTTGTTTATAAACCGCTGATCCTTGTAAAATAGAATGTTCTATTATATTTTTATCTGATATCATAGTTGTATTTCGTACAAATGGTTCAATTGTAATCGATATTGCAAAGTACAAAAGATAAGATCGTTTTTTTATCGATGTTGGAGAGAACTTGATACAAAATAAATTCAGAATAGCATTCACAATACTAGTAACATAATTATCGGCTTTACATTGTTCTAGTATTGCGTCCCATATTATCCATATGATCTCTTTTTGGTATTTATATTCTACTGGTATATTCTCTCGAGAGTCTCCTATACATGGACGTTTTTGCTTTCTACACATGGCCTCAAATTCGATGATCCATTGTAGCCAAAAACACGCATGAACCATATTGGGTATGTGACCATCAGTTTTCGATATATGATAACAAAATTCATTGATAGCTATTGTGATTTCCTTGGGATCACGATGTTTTAATATCGGCTCGGCAAATTCGGATGATGGTGCCTTCAATCGTTCAGTTATTTTTGTAATATCAAACTCTTCTTGTGCTTTTATTTTAATCGGCTCTAATGCTGGTTTTTTTGGCGAAATACAAAATACTGACACAATCTCTACAAACATATTGCGTATGGTAGGATTATTGCGTATTTGCATTTCATCACACCCCTGTACAATGATATTACGAAAAACCATAAAACGCTTGTGTAAATACACCGCTAATTTAGGATTGGCTAAATGAATAAATTTGCCTAAATAAAACAACAATATTTCCCATAAATCCATAAAATGTCCTGCACAAACCATTTCAGCGGTCCAATAACAGGATTGTTCAATTTGTCCATTTCCTAAATTTAACAACAATTGCTTTTTCACTTCGGATTTTTTGTATCCAGAAAATGTAGTCCCTCGGAATTCTGATGATTCTCGAATGTCGTTAATCAATAACGCATGTTCTACTTGAGGCATATCCATTATATCACTCATTTTTTTCTACTTTTTCGTGTGTTTCTTTTATTTAGAATAAATGAATTTAATTTATAAATAACTTTTTATTTTCCTTTTTTATTGCCCCTTATATTAAATATATCTGTACAGTATAGATTTAATTATAGAATCAAAAATGACTACCACCACTAGTTCTTCACTTGTTAATAGCGACAATCAATTGATACAATCCAGTTTCTATGTGACATATGCCTTCTTAATTACTACTGGTACTATTACTTTCATTGAATCAATCCGCACACCCGACTCCAAAATACGTAATATCTTAAATTTAGAAACATGTATTTCAGTCGTAGCCGCATTCTTCTACGGTAAATTTGTCTCCATGTTTGAATCTCAACCTGATAAACCAATCCCGTACAAAAAAATCAACAATACACGTTATTTGGATTGGTCAATAACAACGCCAATCATGTTATTGGTTCTCATTTTAGCATTACTGTACAATACAAAGGGTGGGTCATTGAATTTCAAAAGCTTTTTAAATGTCTTAATTATGAAC